TTTATGAACGGACTACAAATTTTTAAGAACAAGGATTTTGGCGAAATAAGAGTAGCCGAAGTAAATGGCGAACCAGTATTCTGTGCCGCTGATGTATGTAAGGCTTTAGGATATACAAATAGTCGAAAAGCCGTTGTGGATCACGTAGATGACCCCGACGTAACGAAACGTTACATAGGGGTAGTGACAGGCAAAAAAATCTGATGGTAGTGACGCAATACAACAGATAAACACAACTTTCGTAAATGAAAGTGGCGTGTACGCATTGATTTTTGGAAGTAAATTACCACAAGCTAAACAATTTAAGAGATGGGTTACAAGCGAAGTTTTGCCGTCCATTCGCAAGACTGGTTCGTTTTCCATGCCCAAAACCTACAAAGAAGCATTACAACACTTGCTCGCAGAAGTCGAGAAAAACGAGGCTCTGCAATTGGAGAACAAACAACTCTCAGACGAAAACACTTACATGACGCAGGTTATAGAAGGACTGACAGAGAAAATACCGCTTGCGGACATGAGGCAACGCATAACTCAGATAATGGCTAAGGCAGGTGCAGGTGATTTTGGGGCGGCTTACCGTTTGCTTTATCAAGAGTTTGACAAGAAATATCATATCAACGTAGGCTTGCGCATGAGCAATGTAAAATGCAAGCATAAGAATTACCTCGATTATATCGAGCGAGAATTACACATGATTCCAGAATTATATGAACTGACCTGCAAACTATTCGAGAGTGATTACCAAAAGTTAATAAATTCTTGGGGTAGAGCAGTAAGAAGAGCGAGGGGCGCACGTAAAAATTAGCCACGCAACAAAGAAACAACATGAAAATATTAAGTGTTAAACATAAACATACTGATTCTGCCGAATTGGTAGCTGACAGCAAAGTTGACAGCGGATATTTGAAAATGTCGCACGGTTCTTTGCCTGATGTGGATAACGATTTTGATGCAGACAGGCGTGAAGAAGTCAAGCAATACCTTGAACGTCGATACAACAAGCGTGGCTTGCAGCGTGTATTCTCGGCAGGCACGTTCACTACGGAAAAAATAAAGTCCGTAATCAAAGACGTTGCAAGAATACACAAGGTATCTGTTGCGACCGTAAACTATCTGACCTCCATATTGGATGACAATATGAGTTGGACTGACTTTATGAAACTGGCAGCTACGGACAAGCGCATCAGGGATTTTGTACAGAAATATCCTGACGTGTTCGAGGAAATATTACCTATCATGGGGCAGGCTCGCTCGGCAGGTATTCACGCTTCAGCCCTTATCATAACTCCAGAATACGTTAAGGGTGAGCGCGTGGAGTGCTTTGATTTGCTACCTATTAGGAAAATGGGTGATTTGCTTGTTAGCGAAATATCTGGAACGGAAATAGATACGATTGGTATTCTTAAAAATGACGTTCTCGGAATTAAGGAACTAACACGACTTTCAGATATGCTAAAACTCATCAAAAGCGAGTATGACAAAGAATATACTATCTTGGAAATAGTCTCAAAATACCTGAACGACCCAAAGGTATTTGAGATAGTGAAAGCAGGAAATACACAAGGTTTGTTTCAGATAAACGGAGATGGCATCACCAAATTCTTGAAACGCATGAAGCCCGACAATATCAACGACTTAATAGCGTTGGTGGCATTGTTCCGCCCAGGTCCTTTGGACTCTGGCGCAGCCGAAAGTTATGTGCTTGCAAAGCGTGGGGAAATCGAGCCGCAATATCTTTGGGGTACTTATGAGATACTGAAAGACACATACTCTACTATGTTATATCAGGAGCAGATTTCACAGGTTGCTCAAAAAGTCGGTTCCTTATCTTTGGGCGACGGCGTGAATTTGGTGAAGGCTCTCAGTAAGAAAAAGCTGGAAAAGGTACGCAAGTTCAAAGACAAGTTCTTCACAGGTGCGAAAGCTAATGGCTGCCCTAAAGAAGCCGCTGACAAGATATGGAGCGACGTTGAGGATGCGGCTAAATATTCGTTCAACAAATGCGTGGCAGGTCATGAATATCTGTGGGGCAGGCATAAGACTTATGGTAGCAGGACGAAAATAAACGTTGGCGATATGTGGCGCACGATGAATGACGAGTCTTGGGCAAGGCAAAACGGTCGCTTTCAACTTCATAGGAAATATCGTAAAAAAGGTTATGGAACTTGTTGGTCATTGACTGACAACGGTTCTCTTATCATTAATCGCATTATTGACATACGTAATCAGGGCATTAGACCAGTTTATCGTATAACGCTTGCTAATGGAGCTACGCTTGATGTCACAGACAACCACAAGCACCCCACTCTTGCAGGAAAAAAGCGTACTGACGAACTGATACCCTATGAGGATTTTATGTATGTGCGCATAGGTCATGTGCAAGAAGATACTGCTTATCGTTTTACGGATAAGGGTGGCTGCAAGAATAATGTCCGTTATCATTCAAACGACAAACTCGAAAACTATAAAATCAATGCTGAAAAAGGTCATTGCGGTTTTATTAAAAGAGATACAGCTTATACCAAACTGGAATATTACCAGAAATATTTGAAGAAAGATTATTGCGAAATATGTGGTAAAACAGGCGTAAGGCTTGAAGTGCATCATATCAACGGTGATCATTCTGATGTCGGAGAGAATTTCAACAATGTACAAACCGTATGCTCCAGTTGCCACAAGAAAAAGCATTATCAAATGGGGCGCACCAAGACAGGGCAAAAGGGAATTGCGACAATGGCTGTACAAGTCGTTTCTGTCGAATATCTGTGCGACACTGAAGTATTTGACGTGGAAATGGCTGATCCTCTGCACACTTTTATTAATGGCAATGGTATAGTTACCTGCAACTCCCACGCAACTGCTTATGGTCTAACGGCATACGTTGGCGCATGGCTAAAAACGTATTATCCTACAGCCTTTTATACAGTTGTATTACGAGACCAAGACCCAGAAAAAATGACCGTGCTGATGAACGAGATACGAGATGTAGGGGGAACGAAACTCGAACAACCCAACATCAACATATCAAGCGTGAACTTTACGGCTGATTTCAAGGGCAACAGGATATATTGGTCACTGACACGTATCAAGCAGTTAGGTCCGAGAGCCGTAGATTGTATCATACAGGAAAGAAAACTGTATGGAGAGTTCTATGACCTTGAAGACTTTATAAAACGTATCTTCAGACACAAATTTGGTGATGAGAAAGTAAGGTACAAGAACTTTAACGACGACGGAACGGAAACCGCAAAGATGCGCCACCCAGTCACGGCAAGATGTGTAAAGAGCCTTATTCTGGCAGGTGCTTTCGACCAATGCGAACACGTCGGCTCTGTAATTGAACGCTATGGATTGATGCAGAAAGCGGCTAAAATGTTGGATTTCGAGCTGACGGACAAGGATGTACCAGAGAATATGCAAGACAAGCATTATTTCTGGAGTCAACAGCAGATTAACGTCACTGGCTTCGGTGCTGTGGATTATCGCAGGATTTACGACAATACGGACAAGACAGGCATACCGCAAGGCTATCCGTTCATTAATTTCAAGGATTTGTATAATAGGTTCTATTCGGTGCGTAAAGGTGCGATATGTGCAACCATCACATCAGTCACGGATAAATCATATAAAGACCGCAGGACTGGTGAGAATAAGCATTTCGGCAAGTTGGAACTAATGCAGAACACTGACCTTAATGTACTAACTATATGGGATGATTGGGTAACACTGAGGAAGGACTTGAAAAATGCCGCAGGTCGCATCGTCGTGGCTGCCGTAAACGTGAAATGGAGTGATTATGACGAAAAGAACACACTCCAGATAGGAAAGAATTATTATTTGAAATTAGTCTGATATGTCTTACCTTGTTGATATAAAGGAAGAACTGGATGAGCAGGTGCAAGCCCAGATACGCAAGTTCAGGACAAACAGTGCCGCTACTGGGTATAACGCTTGGTATCGCATCAATTCCGCCATAGCGAAAGCGCATGATTTGAACATCTACCACGATACAATAGAGAATTTCATCATGCCCAATCTCTTTGACGAAAACGGCGACCCTATAACGTGGTATCACTGGCGCGACCCTCAACAACAGCAGGTCAACATGGTACAGAGAAACCTTCAGGAATCCTCAAACGCAAAAAGACAGCGTGGCAGGGTAACGCCCACCAGACTAAAAATGCTGATGTTGACGATATTGGAACGAAGAATAAATGAATACTTAAACCCAACAAATAATATGGAAAAGCTGAAGATACTGTGCATCGTGGGCGGTCCGGGCTGTGGTAAGACGCTCGCATCGCTTCACTTGCAGAACCACAAGAACGCAAACGTGATTTGCTCTTTTACCACAAGACCTCCCAGAGAAACCGAAGTAGAGGGGCGTGACCACCATTTCATTGACATAGTGCCTGACAGGACCGAGATGATAGCCTACACCCATTACGGGATGCACTATTACTACGCATTGAAAAGTCAGGTATTCGGTCCTTGCACCGTCTATGTCATAGATGAAAAGGGGTTAGCAAACCTCAGAACAGACTGGGGCGACCAGTATGACATATACACCGTACTCATCAAGCGCACAAAGGCATTGAGGAGAAGGTGCGGAATCGATCAGACTCGCTTGCGCAGGGATGAAAAACGACAACTAAATGACGAAGATTACGATTACGTCATTGAAAACAACGGCACGAAGAAAAGCCTATTTGATAATATAGAGCGTATATATGAAGAGGTAAAGAACAAGTAATTATGGCAGCTCCAAAACAAAAATCGAATGTAATTACCGCAATAGTCTATGATTTTGAGACTGGCGGCACGGACTGCACCAAGTGTGCGGCAACGCAAATTTCGCTTCACGCTGTAAGACTTGACACTTTTGAAGTAATGGATAAATATAACTCGTACATCTATCCATATTTCATGAAGCCTGACATAGGGCAGCCCAAGAGAAAAGTGTTGAAAAGTAAATATGATACCGAGGAACAGGAACTTATGGAATATTCAGAGCGAGCAAGCGCAGTGTCAGGCATAACAATGGATATGCTTTACTCTATGGGCAAGCCGCTGGAAGATGTTTGCGATGAAATCTGTGAATTTATCGAAAACAATACGTTTGAAGTGGTGACAAGCAACAAACCTTTCTTCATCGGGCAAAACCCTCAGTTCGATAGCGGCTTCATGCAACAAATAATGCTTTACACAGACCGTTGGGGTAAGTTCATTAAGCTCGTAAGGGGTAATAAGGATTTTTGGGGCAACTTTCAAATGGCACAGCTTGACACCATCATCCTTAATCAGCTGACATTCGACGATGACCCCAGCATAGAGACATGGAAACTGGAGGCAATGGCTGAACGTCTGGGCATAGACATGGATGATGCGCACGATGCGGACGCTGACGTGGTTGCTACTCGTGAGATAACAAGGACACTGACGGGGAGGATGCGCTCGAAAGGCGGCACTATCATCAATGAATTAGCGGAAGAGAAACGGGAGAAACTAAGAGACCATTTTAAAATATAGGCTTATGTATTGCCTACTTGAAATTATAGGCGCGGCATTATGCGTCGGCGTAGTGGTTTATTATCTGACAATTGAACGTACAAAACACAAAGAAAATGAAGCATAAATTCACTTTTGATAAAACAAGCGGCACTATGGTTCCTTCCAGTGCCGCCATAGCGCAAGGACTGAAAGCCAACGTGCAAAGGGAAGTTCAAGAAATAAAGACTGATGTCATTCCAGAACAACCCAAGTTCAGAGAAGAAAAGGAACTGGAAACAAAGAGCGCAACCGGCATAAATGTACGACAGAGCCAAATAGTGCAGATGAAGCGTGTCAAAGAGCCGTCTATCGTACAATTGGTAAATGATGACGGCGTTCCAGAAGCCTATCTTAACTCTATTACCACTGGAGTGGTGATGTTTCGTGAAAGGCAGGATTACAGCATATACCAGATTACGGACGACAAGACAGGCAAAGTGCTTGCGTACATCGGGGGATATGCCCTGCAAATAAAGTTCAACATGGAGGAACTGAGGACAATGGAGCGGATAGAGCAGTGTCTTGAAGGCTTGAAGAAACTTTTTAGACACCAGATTATGCACCAACCTCTGAATAATCAATAGGCTTCTGAATTTATGAATGTTAGTTGCGATGCGATTTTACTATTATCAATAAAGAAACAACAATAAAAATCGCATCGCAATGACATACAAACTTACGGATTTAGAGGAAAAATTCTGCTTGATATTTGCAGCAGGGCCGTCGCCTTATAACGGCAACGCCAAGAAAACATACGACCTTGTTTTCAAGGGGGCGACGGCAAAATACTTAAACACTGACGTGAACGCTGAAATAGAGACCACCATGTCAGTGCAACAATTGATGCAGCGTGAAGACATCAAGGCAAGAATAGACGAGATACAGAGCCACAACATAGTGGACGCAGCCACTCTCAGACCACGGCTTACCGAGACTTTGCTGAAGATAGCTGAAGAGTGTTCTGTTTTGACCGTAGAAGACAGATGGGGCAACACGCTATCTCCAGCAGCCTTACGCTCTGTCGCAGTAAACGCTATCAGCAAGCTCACCGATATGTACGGTATTAAGGAAGACATCGCCCACAAGGTAATGCTTGAAGGTGCTGATGGCGACGGAATTACGTTCCAGCTTGTAGTTCCACAAGCAAGCAAGGAGAACGAAATTGAGGATGTAACCGAATAAACCAGATATGTGTTATGGATAACAAGACAAACTCATTGATAGGCGATTTTGTTCTCAAAAATCTCAAAACGATTATAGCCTGCATCGTGTTCATTTGCGGAACATATCTTCAGTACCAAACCAGTATGATGAAGATCAAGCAAATGGAGAAAGAGCTTACACAAGTCAAGACACAAGTCAATGCGCAGTATATAAAGCTCGATAACATGAAGCTCGACAAGGCTGTGTTCGAGGCGACCATGAAGCAGTTTACCGATATGTCCGCTGACATCAGGCAGATTAGGGATAGGCTGGAAGACACGCTCGGAAAACAATAAGGCTATGTTGAGAGTAGGAGATAAGATAACGATACGCCCCTCACACCAGCTTTCTCTGGCAGGCAGAGAGACTTTGGCAGGCAAGTCTGGAACGATAACGAAGCTCGTGGACGGTAACGACGCATTAGGTGGAGCGTATGTTGATGTCAAGATTATGAGAAAGGTCAAAAATGTCTTTATCCCAATAAGGTCTATAGAAGGGCCTGAGCACGTCAATAAGGTGAGAATAAACAGCATATTAAAAGCGACTGTATTATGACGACATACAACAACAGACCATATCGGACACGCAAGGAGATTATTCTGAGCTGCTTCCTGCAAGGGTTGGTTGTCTCTCAGCTATCCACGCAAGTGTTTTCAAGGCTGTTTGACACAAGCAGTGTAGCCGCCAACGTTTGCGGCTTGTTTGCCTGTGCACTATACACATTATGCAAGCTACTTGTTGAAAATGCTAACGATTCTGATTTATACTTGAATGATGACAGGATTGTGGGAACGATGTCGGGCTGTATGATTGGCGAATGTTTATTGATTTTGTAATAATTACTGAAATGAATACGCTAAGAAAAGGAAGCAAAGGCGAAGACGTAAAGGTCTTGCAAAGAGCATTGAACCTATATGCTGACGGCATTTTTGGTGCATTGACCGAAGAAGCCGTGAAGGAATTTCAGCAATCAAAAGGCTTGCTTGCTGATGGCGTTGTTGGCTCTAAGACTTGGGCGGCTTTGGGCATAACCAATAAAAGCTCACTTGTCAAGAAAAGCAAGAGAACAATAAAAGAACTGATAGTCCATTGCACCGCCACCAAAGAAGGCGTTGACCTCACTGTTGACCAAATACGTCAGATGCACAGGAAAAACGGTTGGAGCGACATAGGCTATCATTATGTGGTGTATAGAGATGGCTCTATTTGCAATGGGCGTGATGTCAACATCAGTGGCGCACATTGCGAGGGGCATAATTCCACGTCTATCGGCATAGTGTACGTCGGTGGGTTGGATAAGAATGGTAAGGCAAAGGACACTCGCACTGAAGCTCAGAAATCTTCCCTTGTCCGACTGCTTAGTGACTTGAAGGAGCTATACCCCAATGCGAAAATAATTGGGCACAGAAGTGTCTGGGGTGAGAACACACCGTCAAAATGGAAAAAGCAATGCCCGTGCTTTAATGCCGTGGCTGAATACGCAAACATAAAATAAAGATGAGTATGTGGAGCAAATTTTTCAACAAGGCGTGGCCGTTTATCCTGATAGCTATAATGGGTGTTGCGCTTTGGGATAGCTATGAAAGAACAAGCCATTACAAAAACCAGTCGGAAACGCTTGAAACGACCATAACCGACTTGAACCAAGAAATCAAGCAGACCAAGATAAGACTGAACGACTCCATAGTCTTATATCAAGCCGAGGTAAAGGATTTGAATTATACCGCAGATAATCTGAAAGCGAAATACGGAAAGTTGTTGCAAGCGTCCAACCTTAGGGCGAAAGATGTTTCGGCAATCACGGAAATGACGAGTCACACTGTAAGCGTTGACACCGTGATTGCCGAGGTTGACACGTTTGGTGGCATTAAGGCACGACTCAAAGACAACTTCGTGAGCATAAACGTTGACATAGCAGCTGACAGGAAAACCGTGATCGATTATGATATAAGGGATAGTCTATCAGTGATTAGTGTACAGAAAAAGCATAAGCTGTTCTTCGGGTTGATTAAATGGGTGAGTTCTGAAAGCACGAGGGTTATCAACAATAACCCCAAAGCCCATATTGTCAGCCTGCAAACTATTAATGTGATTGAATAATGAAACAGGAAGACAAGGACACGCAAAAGATAGTCGGCCCTAAAGAGCTGAAAGAACTGGGAAGGGCTGTTTCAAGCAAGATAAGGCAGATTAAATGTTAGTTATAGGTATTTTGAAGTTTTGGGTTTTTAGTTATTTGGTGTAGTTAGTTTTTGTAATCGCTGGACTGTGAAGTCTGGTGATTACTTTTGTTGACATATTTTAAGTCTTTGTTTTTATAATTAACGTCTTTCAGCCCAAGTTTGGTGGGGCTGGAATACTATTACTATAAAAACGGCAAAAGAATATGGCAAGATTAGAGAAGCCAAGAGGCTTGAATATTGTCTTCAAGCCATCAGAAAGACAGTACGAGTTATGGAACGCTTTGCAGCCTAACCGCTGTGATAAGTGTGGTGGTGAACTGGAGATGCGCCCTAATGGGTTCGACAAGAACGGACATCAGATTTATAGGGCTACTTGCAAACGATGTGGCAATACAGACATTCCAGAGCAGGTGCTTGGGGGTGGAAGTGCCGGTGGCGGAAAAGGGCAGTTGCTTGATGCACTTATCTGTACACCAAAGGGTTATAAGAAAATTGGTGACTTAAAAGTTGGCGATATGGTAACTGACCCGATGACTGGTGGGGCGCAATATATAGAATATCTGCATCCAATAGAAGAACGTGATTATTATAAAGTCAAATTTATTGATGGGGCTGAAACTTATTGCTCGGACAATCATTTATGGCAATTTCACATCTCACATTATGGCAGTGGAAATAAAACGGATTTTGAAGGAAATAAAATCACTGATAGAGTCTGGACTGTACAACACCTGTATCGTTGGATGCAAGAAAAGAAAGAAGGACAACATCAAGGGGCAAATCTTACCATTCCATTAACGAAACCTGTACATTTTAATGTCGAGACAGAAATTGACGGTGAATTGCCAATACCACCATATTTCTTAGGGTGTTTAATTGGTAATGGGTGTTTTACAAAATCTCATATAGATAGTGGATATGTAAGGCTCACTACTCGTGATATTGAAATGGTAGAAAAAATTTCTACATTAGGTTTCAATTATTGCAAAGTCATGGACGCAAAAAAAGTAGCACCTTCTTATGTCTATAAGGGCACACGCTTATTAAGTGGATTAAAAGAATTGGGGTTAATAAATCATGGCGCTGAAAGCAAATTCATCCCAGAAAAATATAAATATGCTCGCATAGATAGCAGGAAAGAGCTTATGCAAGGCTTAATTGACACTGACGGTTATGTCGATAGCAGAGGGCATATTTCGTACACCAGTATTAGTGAAGTTCTAATAAATGACATTGCTTGGATTGTGCGCAGTTTAGGTGGAAAAGCAACAATAACATCAAAAATGCCAACATACACATATAAAGGCGAAAAACGCACGGGTCAAAGGGCTTATACTGTATATATAATGACCAAATGCGACACGGAATTGTCTTATGTTCCTCGCAAAAAAGAACGTTGTAGAGACGAGTATAATGGTGGCAATTCTGAATTATGCCGTCGAATTATAGATATTGAATACGTTGGGAAAAAGAAAGGGCGTTGCATAACTGTCGATCAGCCACATGGACTTTACGTTACAGACGACTTTGTTGTCACTCACAATTCTTATATAGGCTGTTGCTGGCTGACCCTCAGCTGTATGCAATTTGAAGGCATACGTATGGTCGTCGCTCGTAAAGTGCGCAAGACACTATTGGAAACGACATGGAATACATTATTGGATGTGCTGAAATCTTGGGGATTGAAGCGTGACGTAAACTACCACATCAATAATTTAGCATACACCATAACGTTTTGGAATGGCTCGCAAATAATGGCAATGGAATTAACACCAAGCCCACAAGACCCAGATTTCAACTCTTTAGGCTCCTTAGAAATCACAGGAGGCTTTATCGACGAGGTTTCCGAGGTTTCCGAAAAAGCCGTTGAAGTTTTAGCTTCTCGTATTCGTTATAAAATTGCCGAGACATTTGTTGTTGGCAAGCTGTATATGAGTACAAACCCATGCCTGACTTGGGTTAGGTCAACTTTCGTAATGGATGATGACGGCAATCCCGTCAAGCTGCCACAAGGCTACCGCTACATCCCCTTCAGCCTGTTCGACAATCCTAATGAAGGCTTCCGCACAATTTACTACAATAAACTTAGCAAGCTGCGTAACAAAGCTGACCGTGACCGTCTCCTCTATGGCAACTGGCTATTCACCACCAGCAATAAGATGGCTGCTTATTGGAATTTCGATGGCGATAAACATCTTATCCAGAACCTCAAAGAAAAGTCATACGACCCAATGAAGCCGCTAATCCTCAGCTTTGACTTTAACGTCAATCCATATATGAGCTGCCTCCCCATTCAGATTGACTATGACAATAAAATCGTGTACATATTCCCTGAAATGGTTGGCTATCCCAAAGAAAAGCACAACAACACCCCTGCTTTTACTCGCTGGATAGCACAAAGATTAGTGGCTGACGGTCATGTCGGTGGCGTACTGCTTACTGGCGACCCTGCCGGTGCTGCGCGCTCCACTCAGACGGAAGAAGGCGTGAACAACTTTACCATAGCCAACAAGAACATGACAAACGCCGTACTCAGGCCAAAGATACAGCTATTAACAAAACAGCCTGCGATGATTACTCGTCTGGAGTTCGTCAATGAGCTATTCGTGGGGTATAAAGGATGGCAGTTGCAAATAGACGCTCGCTGCCACAGACTGACAGAGGACTTTATCTATCAAAAAAAGAATCCTGACGGCACAAAGGAAAAGAAAAAAGTGCTAAACGAGAACGGTGAAAGGGTAGAACGTTACGGACATTTCTCGGATTGTTTCGATTACGCCTTGATATATTATCTGGGCAAGGAATACCAGATATACAAGAGTGCAAGCACCGACATAGTGACCACGATAGACATGGGCGAGACCGTTTATGGCGACTTTGACTATTAATAATAAAGAGGACAAAAAACAATGACGTATCATCGGTTTCTAACAGATAATGACTATTGCTCCATTGCCACGAAAGAGCATATAAGCCAACTCGTGAGGGATATGCCTGAACGTGTACCGCAAGCGGAGCAAAGGGCTGAAATGAACTTTTTGGAATATCTTGACCAGTACTATGACATAGCTAAGGTGCTTGCTGTCGGCAAGAATATCCGTGAATACAACGTGGCTGTGTCATATCCGGGTGGAGTGTGGATTAGGAAAGACGAGAAAATCTACAGGACACTCACAGCTATCAACGGCTACAAAGCACCAACAAGGGAATTGTACTGGAAGCAAGTGGTTGACTTTATAGACCCATGCTTGCTTGAAAAGGCGAAGAGATATTCTCAGCTCAGAATGTATGCTAAAGGCGAGGTCGTGCGCTTTGGCACTGAATATTGGCAATGCTTGATACCGCACGGATATGAGGCAGGAGAAATTCACGCCCCCGGTATATCCGTATGGAAAGAGGCTGAAATCACTGAATGGGAGCCTAACTTGACTTGGGGGAAAAATCAAGTATGCTCTTATAACGACAACTTCTATCAGTATCTCAAAGATACGGAAAGTGAAGAGGAGGACGACAACACAGAGACGGAAATGAATGATACTGTTGTTGCTCCAGACGAAGATGATAACTGGGGGCTGATAGGCGAATATGACAAGAGTTATGAATATGACTATTCAGAAGAAGCCCGTGATTATGTCGTAGCTGAAGGAACGGTATTTTACCCAGTGATGAATCCCAATGCCGACACATTGGCTGAAGGTGTCAATATTACGTTGGATGACCCAAGACACCCCGGCGTAGTCGCTCACATGAGCAGGATAGCGTTGTATTATTTGCATCAGATAATAAGCCCTACCAACATCTCGGAAACTCGCCGATGGGCTTACGAGGACTCTATGAAATGGTTGTCGGACGCTTCCAAGTTCAAGATTAATCCACAACTGCCACGCAAGATTGACAGGGAAACTGGGGAG